GGTGTCAGGTCTGCCGTTAGGGTTGTTCCGTCTACTGCGCCGTTGATGAAGTTGTCGCCATGGCGGGATGCGATGGAGAACGGTACGTTGATACCGGGGGAGTAGGCTGTTTCGGCGGAAAACACTTCATCACCCACATTAGAAGCCTCTTGGGCATAATAGAATTGCCCTGTTCTAGTGCTGTGGGTTCTCAACCTAATTAGGATATTATTACTCCCATCTAGTTGCCATTCAATTAGTCGAACCTCTTGGAAGTCATTATTATCCGCATAAGTCACCAACCCATCCATAGCGATAGCCAGCCCACGCGGGGTGATTTCCTTGACGGAGATGTTGTCGGTGGAGAGCACCTGCCCTGTTGTGAAAACAGCTATGGAGATGTATGTTGTTGTTGTAGTTGCAGCAAAGTAGACCGTTGTGGTCCCAGCGACCAAAGTACCTTGATTAAGCGAAACAAGGTTAGCAGACCCTGCGCTTGTACCTATGCGAATGTAGCGATTTGCTGGGAGCGTTCCGGTTAAATCCACTGAAATTTTATATATTCCCCCAACCTCAGTTGCAAACGCCTGATAAGCGCCTTGAATGGTGTTGGCGCTAATACCCGTAATCTGCATCTCACCTGAAACTTGCGCAAGAGTCGCTCCACTGAATGCAGTCCACCCGCTCACATCCGTATCAAACGTCCCATTCGTCACCAGTTCCGTGCCTGTGGCTTCTACTGTAGCAGGCCAAGGCGGGGTGTCTATCGTCAGGGTTTCAGCAGCGCGGGTGGCTGTGGAGCCGCTTGTGGGGATGTAGCTGGTGGGGATAGGCCCATCTTCTAGCTGAGGACGACGAATGTCATTCTTAGGAACCACAATCAGGTAGTCATCAGCAGCAGTGAAGGTGAGCCTAGCGGTAGTATTAAGAGCACCACCAAGGAGTTCACCTGTGTAAGCACCATAGAGTTCGATCTGTGGTTCTGCTTCTCGTGTTACCCTAACTGTCATATCATTGTTCTCCTATGATACCGTTAGCAGCACTGATAGCAGTGGTAACAGGTGTGGTTGTATTGTTAAGCCTACGAAGCCCATAGAACACGCTACGACCAGCAGAAGTACCCACATGAAGGAGGTCAGTGTCTGGGTCATGTGCCAAGGCTGTTACTGCATCAGAAGCACCGTAGAGAGTACAAGCTGCATTATCTTGGAACAGCGCCTTCTCGTCGTTGTAAATCTTGAGGATTTGGTCTGCTGTGGGTGCGGTGGCGGAGATGCGCCACAAAGCTAAAGAGCCGGAACTCCAAGGGCGACTAGAAAATGGACGTTGGCCAAGCCAAAGGCTTGCGGATGTGTTGGTGGCATCAATATCGGACGCCACGCTTCCCACCTCTAAACCATCAACATAAAGTCGAAGGACGCCAGCTTTTCGAGCCAAGCAAACAAAGCGCATTTGGCCGTTTGCAAACGATGTGCCGCTGAATGAGATATTTTCTGACTGGTCCGCGAAGCCAGATGTGTAGACCCCTGCTTTTAGGTTTGTGCTCATCTCGATTTGAATGATTGAGCCAACATTCCACCCAGTTGCGTCGCCATCACCGCGATGCAGAAGGCACTGGGCAGAAGTCGATACGCACGATGCCCACCCCATCACGCAGAAGTCGCCGGTCCCGAAGTCCAGCGCGCTGCTATACGGCTGTTCGAGATAGTTGGCCGCAGAGAACCCCGAATACCCCACCAGCTCCGCACCGTCAGCCACCGGGCTGCGCGTGATCGTGCCGTTGACGATCAGGCCGTTGTTGTTCACCGAGCGATCTGCGTCTGCGAGTTTGACGGACACGTCGTCGATAGTTGACTGTAGCCCTGCAACAGTAGCAGCAGATTGAATATGAATGTAGGTCGTCGTCGTTGTTGCTACAAAATCGCCTATAAGGACCCCAGTGGTAAATGGACCAGCAAGTAAATCTCCTAAATTTTGAGAAGTTCCAATCAAAAGTCGGCAACTTGTCCCGCTAACTGACGCAGACATTCTGTATCGCTGACCAACCACAGTTGTAATTGCTTGGCTGACGTTAGCATTTGTTCCGCTAACCTGTTCCAAAATGCCCGTGCCTGCACTGTAGGTGAAAGTTCCACTAGCAGTAACAGTCCACCCACTCGTATCAGTATCAAACGTCCCATTCGTCACCAGCTCACCCGAGCCAACCAAGTCAGTGTCGTCGGTGTCCGCGAGGAAGGCCCCCTTGATGTCACCGTTCATCCAGCCTGTGTTGTAGGTGGAGGTGAGGAGAGCGGACATTCCTTGAGCTTGGTCGGTGTAGTTAGGCAAATGCTGCATCAACCCCCGAACACTACCGGCGAAAGCGTTTAGGCACCCCGCATATACTGCCTCCTCAGAAGCAACCAAGTCAGCATCCGGTCGAGCGATAAGGTCAAATTCCTGCGCCCCAACAGACGAATTTGCAAACTGGTCTCCAAAACCATCGCCAGATTGTATGTCTGCATAAGTAGCAAAGTAGAGCCTTGTGGAAGATATCTCATCATACCAAAGGCCAAGCGGGTTGAACGCCACCTTTGTCGGGAGATTTGTGGCCGCGCTGTCGTACACCGCCCCGCTATCAGTAATCACCGACACGCCACCCGCAGTCGCTACAGCAATCGTAGGCACAGGAAGCCCAGTCGCAGGGTCAATCGGGGCGTCGGGCAGGACGGTCATAGCTACGTCGTTGGCTAGACTGCTAACAATCGCCTTAGCGGCATCCGTTGACGAAATAACGGCTGTTGCATTGCGTTGGACCACCGTATTAGACAGCAACCTTTGGGCGGAACTCGTCGCAAACCGAAAAACCTCCGAGATAAAATTTACAGACGAAAAACCAAAGTAAGAAGGCCCCGTTCCTGAAACTGCTATTTCACCATTTTTAGCGGTCAATCCAGTAAGACCTGTAATCCAAATGCCTTTGTTATTTGTCTCAAACACCATCCACATCGGAAGCGCAGGATCGTCGCCATCGTAGATCGTAACCTTTGCAGCCTCAGCCACAATCACAGCAACCGCCGGGAACTCACGCCGAGAACCACGGGTAGCCGTATTCAAGGTCTCATTGTACCAGCTAGAGGCTTGAGCCAAAGCACCAGTGCGCCAAGCACCACCGTCAGAGTCCTTAGAGGTGTCATAGACAAAGACATCAACGGCAGTAGCTGCAATAGAAGCATCAATATCTACAACACTATTACCAGAGGCAAAGCTAAGGGTGTAGTCATCCCCCGGTGTAAGCTGAACAGTCTGACTCTCAAGGCTATCAGAGTTCAACAGGAGGTTGGTAGCTGATGCGCTCTCAAGCTGTAGGAAAGGGCCAGTCAGGACACCATCAACGTAGGTGTAGGCTTGGTCTCGGATTTCACCACTAGCGGCTGTCTGGAGAGTACCAGTGCTGTCAAGATAAGTTGCACCAGAAGCTCGTGTATGTGTTACAATGTCTGCGAGCGGTTTTTCAACGAGCGTCATTCCGTAGCCTTCCCCGTAAAAACTGTTGCTAAAAGACAAAACAACGGCCGGTTCGATAAAATTTATCGCATACTGAGAAACGCCAGTGCGAAGTCTGCCAACCAAGCTGACCGAGATCCCTAAAAACACTGGCGTTCCCCTTAGTACAAAGCAACAATGTTTGTTGCTGTGGTGTCCGTCGAATAAACTTTGATAACTTGAATTGGCAAAATTATCCCTCCCAGTAAATTGGAAAAGGTAACCGTGTTGCCCAAAGCCATATCAACTTTTACGTTTCCAGCCCCACCAATAAACAGACCGCGAGTAGGTCGAATGCCTGTTGAATCGTTTGGCGTTACCGCGGCCGCGTCATAGGCGGATACCGTAGCATCCGCCGTGCGATAGGAAGGAGTAGCCATTACTCTTCATCCTTCTTCTTGGTTACTTTTTTAGGGGTCGGCTTTTTGACCGACCCCTGCTGGACCTTGCTGTTCAGCTTACCCATCTTAGCTCACCGTGGCGGAGAACGGAGTTGCTTCGGTGCCGGTGGCAGCGCCCACAGCACGAACAGACCAGAGGTCCGCAGCAACATCTTGAAGCTCGATGGTGGCGCCTTTGATGCCACCGGTGGTCGAACCGTTGAAAGTAATGGTGTCGGAATCAGCTGCAGTCTCGAAGATCGAAGCCGAGTTGTCAGTGTCGTTTGCGACGATTGCCGCACCAGCCATCGTGTCGTCGCCGACGACTTTGACAGTGGTCGAGTTGGATGTGATCGTGGTTGCGACGAACAGCTTGTAGCTGTTACCGGAGCCAGTGGCGGCCGGCAAAGTGACGGCGATGCCAGCAGCGCGATCAAGGATCACGGTGCGGCCAGAATGCGCTGCGCGTGTCAGAGTGACGGTGGCGTCGGTGACCGATACGATCGAACCGGAATCAGTGATAAAGCCGTTGGTCGATACGACTGGTCCAGAGAAGGACGAAAAAGCCATAGGTGTCTCCTGTCGTGGCTAGTGTCAGACGCCTTATGCGCCTGTCAGGGATGAGGTTAGGTTACACGATCATTGGGTGTTGGTCCACAGGGACTATTTTTTTCGAGCTCGTTGTTCTTCTGCGGCACACTCGACACAAGAACCCTTAGTGTAGCGAGGGGCGACATGGCCGTTTTTGCATGGTTGGCCGGTAAAGTATTTCTTGGCTCCACTGGCTTTTGCTTCTGCGCGTGTTCGAGGGAGATCTTGAAACTCATCGGGGACATATTCTTCTATGAGGGCGTCACCATCAGAAAGCTCATCTGCATATCGCACTAGGTGCCCAGCAAAAGGACCGACAGTTATGCGCGTTTTGTTCTTGGCGTTTCGAACCAGAGTGCCGATGGACACGCCAAACTTGTCACGAACAAAGCTAAGGCCCGGAAACTTCTCCCTTGAGCCATCAGGAAACTGTACGACAATCGCTCGCTGAAGATCATCTGCGTTGGTCGGGCGTTTGCCATAGGCATGGGCTTCGGGTCCGCGTTTAGCAGAAGCTGCCACATTTGCGCGCCCAGCTTCGGACATCTTCTTGCCCTTCATAGGGTTCGGTCGCCCAGATTGCGTTGCGCTTATTTTTGCTCGAACCTCGTCACTGACGGTTTGGCCAAAACGATAGTGATTTTCTCCCGCGAGAAGACCAGTTAACTTTTCGCTGATTAGCTTTTTGGTTTTTTCCGTATGTTTTTGCCCAAGACGAGACTGTTTGGCGTCTTTATTTACGTTAAAACAGTTTTCCTGACCAACCACTCGATGGAGATACGTATTCTCAACATCAAGTATGTCAGCCCCATCAGGATGCTCCTCTAAAATCTCGAACACAAAAGCTTCCTCCCCATACTTGTTCCAAGACGCCTGCATGTGGGGGTTTTTGTGCTTGCCCCTTTTGAGGTCGTATCGATGCTGCCACTCGCGGCGAGCAAACGATTGGGCGCTCCCGATATAAAAGTCTCCGGTGAGCATGTTTGTTATTTGGTAAATAACGGCCATTTTATGTCCTTTCAGCTTGTAAAGGTAATATAAGCTACAAGCCGATAGAAATCAATTCTTAAATCTAATATTACCAATAAAAATGGGGCCCGAAGGCCCCATCTCTTTGTTTTTTAAGCGTTTTTGCTTATGCGGCCCCGGGCGAACCAAAGACACAACGAGGGTCGCTAACGCCAAACGAGAATCGCTCACGCGCCTTGAACCTCATGTTGCCCGTATCAAAATCGCCCTCCATTCCAGTGCTCAATGGGGTGCGCTCAAAGTGGACGAATCCACGAGGAGCGTCCGTCTTGATGAAAAATGCGTCAGGGTCGGTCAGGAAGTCATTGACCACATAACCTTCCGGCAACATTCCCATCGACTTCAGCGCGTTGATGTCGTTGTCTGCCGTGCCAACACGCAGGTTGGACACCATCAGACGCTCAGCAACGAACTGCAGCTGGCGAGGAACGATCAGCTTTGTGCCACGAAGCGCGATCTTCAAACCGCGTTCATCAACGAAACCAGCGATGTTGATCAGAGCGTCCTCGAGGGAGGTTTCGTTCAAATCAGCAGCAGTGCTCGGAGTGTTGGCAAAAGAGCCACCGCTGGTCAGCGGGTGGTCAGTTGCGCAAAGCGCCTTACCGTCACCAATGGCTGTCGCACCGCCGGTAAAGGCGTTGTTCAGCACAGCCGCGGCTTTCACCTGCTTGGTGTGGGCCATCGAACGTGCCAGTGCTCGAGTGTAGCGGCTGCCGAGGCGGTCATAGAGGTTGTCCTCGATGGCCTCTTCGGTCAGTGCAAACGCCATTGCAACGGTTTCGTGGTTGTAACGAGCGGTGTACGCTTCGTTAGCTTCGTCGAAGGTGATCGCAGAGCCTTCCGACTTTGTCGGCGCGGCACCAAAGCCCGAGAGCATAACCTCTTCTTCGAACGCGCGGTCCGAAGATTCGGTGGTGTAGATCTCGGAGTGCTGGTTTTCGTAGCGACCGTACTCCATGCCGAACAGGGCGTTAAGGCCCGGCTCCAGCTCTTTCGCAAGTTGTGCGCGAGAAATAGCCATAACTCAGACCTCCTTTACACGCCGGTCGTCGAAACAGTACCGCCAGCAATTGCGCCGTTCGGCGAATTGAAGTGGTTGTTCAGACGGACGATGATGCCAACACCAGCAGATGCGAAATCCGAGTTCTCAGGATCGTCCATGACGCTCATGATACGCAGATTCAGCGTGTTGGTGGTGGCGATTGTGTTGAGGTCAAGCGTTGCGCTCGACAGGCCAGTGACCGTCGAACCGGATGCACCTGTTGCAAAATTCGCGTTCGCGAATACAGCAGCACGAACCTCAGCTTCTGTGTCAGCGCCTGCAACGACGTTGGACGTCGCGATCAGGAACAGCTGGGCGGGATCGTCATACACGAACGCCTTGACTGGGTGGTTCGAGTCTGCACCCGATCCCGGCCAATAGTTCGAGAAGACTTTTTCACCGGTGACAGACGAGACGTACTCGCAGCCCCAGAAAACACCAAGCAATCCAACAGTACCGCCTGCGGCCGCCCCAACGATGTCAATGACACCTGCTGCGAGCGGGATCACAGGAGAACCCTGATAGATTGCATTCGTGTTACCGGAGGCAATGCGATACTCTGTGGCACCGGTGCTGTTGGTGTTCTGACCCATTTTTCCAACGGGACGAAGACCAAAGGCACCATTGATGTTAGCCATGGTATAGCTCCTTCAGTTTCAGTTACTCGGCGTCCGACCGTCGGCCACCGAAAGAGACACGACTGCGCCGATCTCGAGTGATCGGCATTGAAGGATGTTCATCCTTCATCAGGTCCTGATCCACAGCTTGCATTTGTTCGCGGGCCCGGCCCCCGTAATACGCGGTTCTTTCTTGCGCTGTTTCTTCAGGTATGCGGCACAGCATCAGACCACCGGTCCCGATAACACCCGCGTGTCGACCTTCATCGATCGTCGGGGCGTCAAAATCTGGATACTCGTCGGCACGAACAGGTTCGTAACCTTCGCGCAGCTTTTGGTGGACGTTGATCTTGTCGTCCTCGCCACGCATTGCGACTCGAATCCAACGATGCACATAGCCGGCGGGCGGCTCGGGAGCATCAAGGCGGCTGGGCGGTGCCCATGGTTTGCGACGTTGAGTTTTGTCGCGGGTTTCTGCGGCTCGAGGTGTTCTATCAGCCATTGTCACTTACTCCTTCACGTATTTGGCGTATTCCTCGAGAGGAACATTAAGCTTCTTCGCGATGGCAATCTGTGACGGTGACAGTTTTACCGACCGGCGCCCCTGTTTAGTGCTGCGAGATGCGGAAGAACCAGCAGAGGCGACCTGCGACTTCCTACTCGTTTTTTGTGCGGCGA